TCAAGCAGAAGTAATGCGGGCTTTTTCCGTTTTCCTACAACAGGTTAGTAACCCGGGACCTTGGCAAGCATCTGATTTGACGTTGCCAAACCTGCAAACCGACAACTTTAAATTACCCTTGGGCGGGCTGTTTCAGTACGGCGATGAACTTCGCATTACTGTAGCTAATATGCCCTATCTCAGAGGGTCTCAAGCGACAGGAGCCGTGGGCCAAGTCTCGGTAACAATATCATGACAGACAACATCTTTTGCGGCACGTGTAACAACAACGCCGTTTTGCCCGCGGAACACATTACTTTTGAGGGAGAAACGTGTCCTCAATGTGGTTCTTCGTGGACGGGAGACGAGAAGCAAAGTACAATTGTGGAGGTTACCATGCCTGACAGCATCACTGGTGGAGTGGGATAATGGCTAAGTTAGCAAAAAAAGCCTTAGAGGTCGAAGTCATCGAAGATGATTTGGAAGAAGAGCTAGAGGAAGAGCTAGAGGAAGAGCTAGAAGATCTAGACGACGCCGAAGAAGAAACCGAAGACGACGCCGAAGCAAAACTGGACGTTCCAGAAGGCGGTATTGCTGACCTTGTCATGGACGATGATGAGATTGACGAAATATACGGCGAAAAAGCCTCTGATTTTGGTGATGTTGGCATAGCACAATTTCCTGCTTTAGCTGAAAGAATGGCTAAATACGGACGTAACGAAGACAAGTTCCTTGCTCACGTTGCCGCTGGTGAGCTTGTTATTCCTTTCCAGTTCCTTAAAGACGAAGCGATAAAGAAAAGAATCTTTGACGTTTTAGAAGAAGCGGGGGTAGAAAACCCTGAAGCTTACGTCGTAGGTTCTGACGAAAACGATCTTAACCCCACTACAGGCCTTCCTGAATTCTTCCTTAAAAGGCTGATGAAGGGAATTAGCAGTGCTTTTAAGAGTGTTATTAATGTAATCAAGAAAATAGCACCTATTGTGCTGCCTATTGTTCTATCCATGACGCCCCTCGGACCTATCTATGGTGCGGCATTCGGTTCCGGTATAGGAACGCTGCTTGCGGGCGGGGACTTAAAAGATGCACTTAAAGCTGGACTTATCTCTGGTGCTACGGGCGCTCTTTTTAAAGGATTCTCAAAAGGTGAGCCGGGGCAATCGTTTTTTGATAAAGTTGGCGAAGGCTTTAGCGATCCGGGTGCTAGAATAGGTGCTACCTTTGAAGGTTTAACTGACGGCGCGGGCGTGAAAGGTGGTGGACCGCTAAAGTTTTTCAGGAAATTTAACCCCGGCGCTGACGCCGCCGCTATAACAAATTATTTGGAACCGGGATCGCCGGAGTTCATTGCGCGAGAGGCTAAAGAAGCAGCGGCTGTAGAAGCTTCAACCGCCGAAGTTACGGGCGATAGTACAGATGTTACAGATACCAATCTTGGGGCAGATGGTCTTCCTGTTGATAAAGTCGTTACAACGGACGTAACTCCCGTGAGCGCGGCCGCTGAAACTACTATTATAGGGAAGGGTCAACTTAACATAGGCCTTGACAACACACTTAAAAACCTTAGCCCTGAACAACTAGCTCAATATCAAGCTCTAAACCCCGTGGAGCAGGTCCAGTACCTACAGCAGGTATCTGTCAATAGTACTAACCCCGGGGCAGAGGGTTTTAGCATAACAGGTGGTGATTCAGCAGGTGATGCCGTAAGTCAGACAAGTTTGCCCGCTGAAGACCCCGGGTTTCTTGAAAAGATGAGGGACAGGTTTGTCAGGGGCGGTAAAAGCAAAGACGAGTTAAACCTCTTAGGTGACAAAGCAGTCGCTAAGTACAAGGCAGCGGCTAAATTCGACGGCGTCCAAGCGACCGCCGCAGGAATAGCAGAGGCTCGTGCCGCAGTTCAACCCGGATTGTTGACTAAATTTGGGCCATCAGCGTTGGCAGGACTAGGGATAATGGGGGCAGCAGGTGGCTTTAAGGTCCCAGAACAAGAAGAAGTAGGGCTCGTAGACCGAGATAGCGATGGTAACGTCATCACAGGTCAGGACTTGATTGATGCAGATCCCGGAAAGTATATGGTCAAAGACCTTGGTTCTCGCGTACTCAACGAAGATACGGGCGAGTATGAAGACGCTGATCAAAGTGGGTATTATGACACCATGGTGGCGTCTCAAAGAGACTTTACCGTAGATAATCGACAGCCTTCTGTTTTTGATCGTCGCGGAGTAATGGCGGCGGCAGATGGCGGCGCTATCTATCCAAGACGAAGTGGTGGGATCATGCCTAACGAAGGTGTGGCCGGAAAAGACAGCGTTCGAGCTATGCTAATGCCCGGTGAGTTTGTAATGACAACGGATGCAGTACGCGGGCTAGGCCAAGGGAATTTAGATAGCGGCATTCAAAGCATGTATTCAGTAATGAGAAACCTTGAGAGCCGAGGGAGGAAAACAGCGTAATGCCTGAAACAACCGAACAGATTGTACGCGAAGCACCGCAGGTTGAGGCCTACAAGCTAGGTCTTCTTGCGTCAGCAAAAGATCTAGCTGACAGAGGTATTAAAATACCCCAGCAGATGGTTGCGGAAATGTCCGCGCTTCAGGTTAAAGGTACAGACCTTACTGAGCTGGGTATAGGCGGATATCAGCCCTATCTGGCAGAAGCTGGTTACACGCTGGGTGATGCTCAAGGCACAATAGGTGATGTTCAAACAGGCCTTACGGAGAGAAAAGTCGATGATGACGGAGATGGTGAGAATGATCGCATTATTACCAGCTTTGACAATCCTTTCCTGAGAGACGCCAGAAGGTTAATGCTTAACACCACTGGCGATGATGTAACCGTAGACGAGGAAGGAAACAGGATTAATGCCGGTATACCCGGTGAGATTACAACAGCTCAAACAGCTTTGCGGGCTGCGGCAGCTCAGACTCCGCAGCTTATTTCGGCCTCTCAATCGGGGTTAAACGACGCCGCCGTACAGGCAAATCAGGCTAATTTACTGTCTCAAAACACCGATGCTCGGGAAATACAACGATTTCAGCTCAACGAAGCTACACAAGCAGGCAGAAGTGATGCCGATACGGCAGGCGCGGGGGGTATTGGTGCCTATCAAACAGCCGCCGATGACTTAACGGGTCTTACCGCAGCGGCAAGAGCGGTAGCAAATCGAGCCAGAACCGACGCGGGAACTGCTACGGGCGCTTATAACCCTTCTGCCGTAAGTCCTTTCATGGGCGCTTATGAAGACGAAGCTGTTCAAAGAGCCATGGCAGATATTCAACGGGCTGGAGACATACAACAGCAAGCCGTGGGCGCTCAAGCGGTAAGCGCCGGGGCTTTTGGCGGATCACGTCAAGCGATAGCAGAGTCAGAACTTAACCGTAATGTCTTGGATCAGCAGGCCAGAACTGCTGCGGCCATGAGACAGCAAGGCTACCAGACAGCCGCTCAACAAGCTCAACAATCCTTTGAAGCTCAACAGGGTCGTCGATTACAAGCAGCACAACTTTCTTCTTCCACAGGTTTAAGCGCAGAGCAACTAGGTCAGTCCGGTGCGGTGTCCTCGGGACAGCTAGGACTTTCCGCGTTTGGTCAACAAGGCCAATTAGGCATGTCGTCAGAACAGATGGCCGCAGCTAACTCTCAAGCTCTGGCTCAAACAGGAATGAGCCTTCAGCAACTTGGGGTGCAGACAGGAATGTCAAACGCCCAACTAGTCGCACAATTAACTGGTCAGCAGGCTCAGACCGCGATGGGTGGATACGCCCAGCAAGCACAGTTAGCGGGTCAGGCAGGTTCTTTGGGGATTCAGGGACAAGAGCTTATGGGCCGTGTGGGCGAAGGCTTAGGCTCTTTAGGTACTCAATACGGTCAGCTTGGTTTAGCTAAAGCAGATGCTGAAAGTCAGCTTGGTCTACGGCAAGCGGCCCTTGGCGAATTAGGTCAAACGTTAAATCAGAAAGAAGCTGGTTTTGTGTACGATGTTGGTAAGCAGCAGCAAGGTCAGCAACAGGCAGAGCTTGAAGCAGAACGTCAAAGCAAGATGGCACAGCTCTATGAGCCATATCAGCGAGTCGGGTTCTTATCCGACATATATAAAGGTGCGCCGACTACGCAGCAGTCTATTACGGCTGCTACGGCTCCAAGCACTTCACCTGCCCAACAAATACTTGGTTTGGGCGTAGCCGGACTGTCAGCAGCAGCCGGGGCATCAAAAGCGGGGTTATTTGGATGAACAGAGAAGTGATGGGTCGTCAGATGTTTAATCAAGGCGGAATGGTTGATCCGATGATGGATCAAGGAATGCCTATGGAGCCACCTATGGCTCCTCCGATGGGTCCTCCCGGGATGGCTGATCCAGAAATGGAGATGGCTGCTCAAGGCGCAATGGAGAACGGCCTTGATCCCGCCGAGCTGGAAGGTATGTTATCTAACTACTCTCAGAATATGGATGACCTAGAAGGTTCTGAAAACTACGAGACTGTGATCAACACTATCCGAGGTGATGAAGCGCCTATGGAGGCGCGGTACGCGGAACTCGCTTCAATGGTTGGACCGGAGGACGCTCAAGCCACTCCTGAGTCTGTTTTAACGCTAGTTCAACCCATTATGCTGATGAATTCAATGGATCAGGGCATAGGCAGTCTGGCTGAAGATCAGATGACAACGCCTATTGAAGGCCCTATGGCTGGCGGCATTATGTCTACAGTTGATATGGCTCCTCCGGTAGATCCTATGATGGCTCCACCCGTAGATCCTATGATGGCTCCTCCCGCGGGAGTGCCCCCTGTAAATTTTAACCAAGGTGGTGCCGTCCAGTATTTTGAGGACGCGGGAGTGGTGCTGCCTAATAGTCCAAAAACCATTGTTGATCCTTTGGGAGGCAGACTTGGGGATATCTATGGAGAAAAACAAGCTCTCTATGGTGATATTTTAGGGGTGGCAGACCAAGAAGCTGCGTTGGCAGAGCAGCAAGACATGACTAAAGCTCAAATGTTCTTCGACGTAGCACAAGGTGCCTTAGCGTTTGCTACTCCCGGAGAACGTAACATGAGCCCTGCCGAACGGTTAGCTCAAGCTTTCCAGCCCGTTTTAGGCAATATTTCTGCACGTGCAGGAGACTTACAGAAGTTTAAGCAGGATCAAAAAAGGGAAAAGCGGGCTTTAAACCTGCAAGCCTTGGGTCAATCCGAAAATCAATTAGCTTTTGAGTTAAAAGTAGATGCAGACGCAAACGCTGCTGAAATAGAAAAAACTTGGGAAACAAAAGAAAGCGCACTGGATCGCGCCCACGAAATATTGAAGCTAGATAAGAACTTTGCTTTTACAAAGCAAGAAAACGAGACCAGCCATAGCTTTCAAATGCGCTTATCAAATCGAAAGATTGAGGCTCAAAATTTGTTACAACAGTTGCAAGGCTCCCAAAGTCAGGCTGATATTACTTTACGTGGAAGGCTTACAAACGAGTTAGCCCAACTGAACAACACCTTTAATAAGACTATGCAAAACGACAGGTTTGACTTTAGTACATCTGAACGTTTGGACACTCAAGGTTATCAAGACAATGTTCGAGCGCAACAGTTCTCTAACCAAACAGCCCTTGTTGCTTTAGAATTTGATAATTCTCAAACCGCTATAAGGCTTAAAGATACCTTAGAAAAAGAAAACATGCAGCTAGGCAGCGAGCTAAGGATTTCGGAAAACCAGCTTAACTTTGAGAACCAGCTTCAACGTGACGGGGTTCTTCACATTAACGATATTTCCAAGATGGATCACGGACATGATCAGAATCTTGCACTTTCTAGCCATCGAGGAGCTATTGAAGCTGAAGCCGCGCTTACTAAAAACACCTTTATAGCGGCAGAAAACGTACTTGAAAGAGCGTCAAAAGAAAACATACAGCTTACTGATCAAGCCTTCCGTAAGGGGATGCAAGAGGCGATGCAAGAATTTAATGCTTCTCAATCAGACATTGACAGGGCTATAAAGAAAACTGACAGGGCTTTTGATGAGGGTCTTCTATTACGCGGAGCCGACCAGAAAGATGTGCAGATCGGGCTTTCCGAAAGAGCGCAGTTATTGGAGGAGGCTTACAAGATGGGTATGCTTGGTGTTGAGAGAATGAACGCCACCGCAACAAAAATCGGCAGTAAGGCTAAGACAGATCAACTATCTTTTATAACTAACCCTGAAAGGATGGAAAGTTACGCAAACAAAACATTAGGCGATGACACTGCTTTATATGAGCAAGCCGTTTTGGACTACACCTCTGCTAAAAGTGAGTGGGACCCCTTAATTGGAAAATACGTTAAAGGATCAAGTAGCAAACTAAGTCCTATTGTTTTGAATAACGTAAGAAAAGGAAGCCCGGAGGTATACACTAGAATCACAGGGGAAAACTTAACCGAAGACGGGCAAGACATTGAAAAGGCTGAAGTTACTGTAATGACCGCTACGCGTGAAATAGTAAACGAAGACGGGTCTATAGATGCCAATTCTCCTGTTTGGGATAGTACAACTCCTACTTTGTTTGACCCCACACTTGATTACTCTGAAGTTATTGGAGCCTCACGTGTTATTCCGGGTATTGGAAAAGTTATTGCTGAAGGTGCCTCTGAAATCACCGGAGGTGATGCTGGTGAAAAATCTGCACAAATGACATCAGCTCAGAAATCACTAAACACGCTTGCAAATAAAATTTTGCTGTATCAAACGTCTAACCAAGGAACAGGCAGGGTTCTGAAATTTGTGCAAGAAAAGCTTGCGGAGGAAGTAGAAAACATACGTCCCGGAGGCCTTGTTTTTAGAACCGATGCGGACGCTCAAGGTACTTTTGATACACTTGCAAATGCTTTGCTCTCGGAAATGCAAGTTGGGGCGTCCATAATTCCCGCATACGGTGGTCAGTATTCGCCGGGAGAATTTAGCCCAAAGCAAATTACTGAAGCTAAAAAAGATATGAAGCAGCTACAAAATCTTTACAACGAAGTAAGGGCTTTTCAAAAAGGATTTAAGCGTAAGCCTACAGATCGTACTGAAAGCGTAGAGGGTCGAGACCAAACTACAGTGACAGCAAAAAACCAAATAAATGCAATGAGAAGGCGGCGAGATGACTGATGAATCGCTAGTAACGCTTACTTCTCCTCAATTTGAGGAGTTAATGCAAACGCAAGGCTTGACGGGAACTGTTCAAGGCGTTTTAGATATTGCTAACGAAGAGCTAGAGACGGACGGTGTACCTTTAACCTTAGATAATTTGGGAGATGGGACACACCCTCTCTTAGATAAACTTTCTCGTTACCAAGGTTTAGCGCCGGATGATCGAAAGATTAGTCAAGAAGAAGTTTTAACTCTTTTTACTAACGTAGAGGATTTTGGAAAGTATGATCCACAAGACGAAGGCTCTGCTAAATTAAGATCCGCGGCATCAGGTGCCGCTAGAGTATTGCCTGAAACAATAGGTGCTGGTGCAGGGTTTAAAGCTGGACTTGCCGCTGCGGGGACTGTGGCTGCTTTTATCCCGCCCGCGGGTCTTCCCGGTCTTGCCGCTAGAGGCCTAGTTTACGGAGTAGGTGGTTTAGGTGGATCTATCCTTGGCGCTATGGCCGCCGGTAGATTAGAAGACGACATTGTAGGTGAGGCTGCGCCCGTACTTCCTTCGTTAGAGGCAAGTAACCGATTTGGTGAGGCTGGAACCATGGCTTTAAGCCTTTTGGCTTCGCCTTGGAAGTTGATTACCAATATACCTAAAGCTAAGACCGGAGCTATTGAGTTTTTAGAAAACTTCAAAAACATTAGTTCTGGGAAATTTGTAGACGTTGCGGACGAAGCTTTCCAATTGTATGCAAAAAACGCAGGGTTGTCTGACAAAGCCGCTAGAAAGTTGTTTGAAACAGCGTCGAAGGCAAGACTAGCCGGAAGTAAAAAAGGTCCAATGTTTGGTGGAGGTATCGGTGTAGATATTGGGCTTTCTAGATTCAACCCGGCGGGATTTCTTTTAGATCCTAGAAAAGGTACAGGGGGGGCTCGCGTTATAGGGGGGATAGAGGGCGGCATTGAAAAGTCTATGAAATTTGCTAGAGAAAATCCAAAAACGTTCTTAGGCACAGAAGCCGCAGTTGCAGCAGGCGTCGGTACAGGGGCTGCTATAGCTCAGAATACAAAGCCCTATGACGATGACGCTAGGATTGTGGGAGAAGTACTTGGATCTTTTGTTGTACCTCTACCGGCTCAAGTCGCTATTGATTATGCCCCAGATGCTATAAAAGGCGTTTTTAGAACAATGAAGAACTGGTGGGGAAAAGCTGAAAATTCGGGGAAAAGCGAAGGAATACTTGCCGATAGTTTAAAAAAAGACAGTGCTGAACGTATTATGACAGCGTTGCAGCGATCAGTCGAGTTTGAGGAAAGCGTAGACGCAGAAGGTAGAATAATCACTGCCGACGAAAAATTAACGAGGTTTATTAAAGATTTAGGCGAATCAGCGAAGGACCAAAAGCTCGGTGCGGACGGTAAGCCTTACACACCGTCTGTAGCTACTCTCTCTGAAGTCGATAAGTTAGACTTTTCCCCTACTCTAAAGACTATAGAAAATGAGTTAGCTAAGTCTAGCGAAGACTTGAAAGTCGCAACAGGTCGTGGTCGAGAGGAACTTCAAGCAGGTGCCGTTAACGCTGTTCGAGCCTTAGCCTCTACAGGCGACCCAACGGCTCTAGCTTATGCAGCTAGAATTCAACAGACTCTTTTTGAGCAAAACATAGTAGACCAAATAGAAGGGCCTATTACTGATTTAACAGTAGCTGCCCGAAAAGTTGTAGGACGAGATCTTGACGGGGGATCTAACCGCGTAGATTTATCCGAAAAGCTTTATGACGTATTAGATCAGCAAATAACGTTAAGCAAGGTTCGAGAATCGCGGCTCTGGGCAGATGTTAAAAGTTACCCTATAACCGAGTTTTACTCTAGAAACGGCAAAAGATTATCACAGCCTAATATTCTTCAATTGTTAGACAGAAGTTCTAAGAAGGGAGGATTAAGATACCCCACGAAAGGAACAAACGATTACGTTAAAGAAGCGATGGGGAAGTACAGCGCCGACATCGAAGACTTGAGAAATTACTTTCAGAACGGCACAGGTCGTAATCCTGCTAATGCGGACAGGTTTTTTGATCTAAGGTCGGGACTGTTAGAACGTGCTTCTGAATTGCGAAAAAACGGACGAATAAAACGGGCTAGAGATCTAAACAAGATGGCCGACGCCTTATTGCGAGACCTTACAGGGCAAAAGGACAACGTTTCTGAAGCTTACAACACGGCTCGCGCATATACTTTTGCTAGGAATAACGTTTTTACTAGGACGTTTCACAGTGACTTACAAGTGGTTGATAAAAACAGAGGATTGGCTCTTGATCCGAAACAGTTATTAGACAAAGCCTTTAAAGGTAATAATTTAAGTGTTGCTAGAAGGTACGAGCAGATAAGGGCTGGAGGTCAGTTCCTTGTAGATCAAGGAGGGATGACGGCAGAAGAGGCTTTGGTGATGGATGCCGATGACCTTATGAGCAAGGCTCTAAGAGACTCGTTATCCAAAGTTATGGAAAAAAAGGTTATTAAAAACCCTGTTGCGGGCGAACTGGGGCAGGGTTTGCCTGAAGAAACTTTTGTTGTTAATCCTAAACAACTTGAGAATTGGAAAAAACAACCCGGAACTAAAGAATTGATGGCTTTAATACCGGAACTTGAGCTAGATCTAGCTGATGCGGAAACCGCACAAAAGTCTTTTAATAACATGTTAGGCGATGTTGCCAACCAAATGAGTCCTTCCAAAGCCGCAAAGGCCGGTTTTAGCGAAGAACAGATAACCCGGCTTTATGCAAATAAAGCGTTTAAAGAAGTGCTTCAGTTCGAGGACCCCGGAGAGGCCGTAACACTAGCGTTAGCATCGGAAAAACCGACTATTGCCTTGCGCGAGCTTTACCGTATGGCTGATGAAGCAAACTACAAAGATAGTGATTATACCAAAGACCAAGCTCTAGCCGGGTTGAAATCCGCTATTTTTAGTTCTGCTTTAAGGAAAGCTAACAACAAATCCGGTCTTCCGGATGGAAATACTCTTCAAGGGGAGATTTTTAGTCAACTTAAAGGAGCAGACCCCTCTGTAAAATTCTCTTTAAAAGACTTTTTAATTAAAAATGATTTGGCTTCTGAAGAAGAAATGGCAGATGTTCAAAGCGCAATTAAAACGTTACGAGGTGTAGAGGAAGCTTTTGCTACAGGCGATTTTGAAAACGTTCTGTTTAAAAACCCTAGCTTGGCTAAGATGTTTTATCTTAGGATCGGCGGTGCTACCGCAGGTGGTGCCGTTCAGAGTCAATTAAAGAAGTTTTTGGGATTGCCTTCTATGAGTGGTGGTCTTATAGCAGAACAGACGGGTTCTGAGCTTTTCCAGCGAGTACTCCTTAGAGGACCAGAAACTCAAAGAATTAAAGTAATGACTGAAATGTTTTCTAATCCGGCAATGCTTGCGGAAATGCTTAAAAAAGTAGACGATAAAAAGTCTGCTGATAAAGCCATGAGTGCTATAGAAAAATTTATCTCGCCGCTTGCAAAACAAGTAGGTAGAAGAATACCAATAGGTATTCGTGCCGCAGAAGATTCTGAGTTGCTAAATAAAGAAAGGCCAGCCTCCATAGAAGACTATGAGCCCCCAGAAGAAGATCAACCAAATATCGATAGAATGAATGCACCCCGAATGCTTACTTTCCCGCCAGTGCGCTCTACTCCCATGGAGTCGTCTAGCGGTCCTGCGCCTAGCCTTCGTCAACCAGTTTCTGCGGCCCCGCAAAGGCCACCTGTTGAAAGTGTAGCCCCGCAAAGGCAAGCCGCGACACAGTCAGGACAGGTTGACCGGGCTAGGTTTGCAGCCTTATTCCCCGAAGACAGAGAACTAATGGGCATCGGAAGCCTGATGGAGAACACTTAATGCCTATCTATGAAGACTCTTCTAGGACCACTTTTTTCACGTCAGACGAACAAGCCCGAATTGATAATCCGGAAAAATACGGGTACACACAGGCTACTTATGACGCTTTTATCGACAGGGCTACGGTTAAGGCTCAAGGAAGAAGAGAAGCCGAAGCCCGGGCAAAAGAGGCTATACCCGGTAGTTACACACAAGCAGGCTTAGCTTCGACTAATCCGTTCTTTAGCTTGGGCGGATATTCCGGTCACTCTGGGGGTGAGTTATCCGGAGGCGCGGGATTATCGTTTTACGAAGATGGTGGCATGGTGGCTCCAGAGGCAGATCCGAGTGCCACAGGTATGTTTCAGTACCTCCAGCAGCCCGGTCAAGGACTACCTCAACAGTCTTTTAACTACGACTACCAGCAAGGCCTGCCCCCTGCGATTAACCAAGGTCTAGGATCGCTGCCTCAGTTTGGAATGACCAATAAGCTAGGTTACTAACGGAGCCAGCTCTTAGTGTCTTCGCCAAGCACTTGACCCGCTATGTGAATCTTATCGCGTAGCGCCTGCAAGATCTTTTCATCAATAGTCCCCGGAGAAACAAGGTCGACATACGTTACCTTGTTCTCTTGACCTATCCGATGAGCGCGGTCCTCGGACTGTAGCCTTATTTCGAGGTCGTAACTGTTGCTAAAGTATATGACTGTGTTGGCCGCGGTCAGTGTAATCCCGTATCCACCTGTTTTAGGCTGCCCTACAAAAAACCGAAGCTCACTTTCGGGGTCTTGGAACTGATTAACGATGCTTTGTCGATCCTCTTGCTCCGTAGCGCCGTAATAGGTCTTTACCGACTCTTTACCAAACCGTTCTTCTAAAGCTTTTGAAATCTCTTGAATATCATGGGTGTAAGTAGCCCAAATAATGGCCTTGCCCTGCACTTCCTCGACTAAAAGCATCAGCTCATTAAGCCTGTTGCTCTTGACAATCTGTATTTCACCTTCATCGGGCATTAGGTGTCCACAGCATATTTGCTGTAGACGCATTATTTGAGTCAGTACACTGGCGGTAGTGGCTAGTTCTCCGTTTTCTAACTGAGCCAAAGCCAGCTTCTTCATCTGCATGTAGAGCTTTACTTGCTCGGGGGTGAGCGACACGTCCCGGCGGACATACACTTTTTCAGGTAGGTCCAGACAGTCTATCTTCAGCACTCTGTTGCTAAACTTATCTAGCTTTTCGGACAACTCATCTAGCCTGCGATAGCCCACTATTTGCTGAAAAGAACGATGTCCCATACTCCGTTGTTGAATGTTTGCGTAGCGCGACTGAAAGGCATAATAGCTGTGAAACCCTAGCGCCTTCTCTGCTAGAAAGCTGCACTGGCTAAACAGGTCCATCGGGCTTTTGGTTACTGGAGAACCTGTCAGAATTCGGCGGTATTTAGACCGCTTTTGAAGCGCCATTATATTCTTAGTTCGAGCTGCTTTACGGTTTTTTATAGTAGTTGATTCGTCTACAATGACCATGTTGTCTGGGTTCTGGTAGAGAAACGCTGTGGCTGCGTTGGTTCCGCGGGAGCTGCTAAACGCTTCTACGTTCATCACAAAGATCTTCAGCACACGGTCCTTAGTGACAATAAACGACGTAAGCTCTTCTTCAAATTTCTTAGTCTTGCTGGGTATCCATCGGCATATTTGCCGCGGAATACGCTCAGGTAAGTGCAGAGGTATCTCTCCTCTAGACCAGTTATCGTACACACCCTTTGGCGCTATGATTAACACGGCTTTTAGCTCATCTGCTTCCCAGAGCATAGCCATCGTATCGATAGCCACTTTGGTCTTTCCCGTTCCCATTTCCATCAATAGAGCGTAGTATTTCTGGTTCCAAGATTCGGCTAAAGCAACTTCTTGGTGCTTGTACGGTTGCGTTTTGTAATCGTAATGCCTCATTTTCTTTCCTTTCGTGAAACTGCTTGACTTGGGTTGAATATACGATAATATCTTTTTTTGTCAAGGCCCAAACGGTGCCTTTAACAACGAGGAAAGAAAATGAACGATAAATTAACACCTGTAGAGAAAGAAGGTTTAGTCGCCTTAGAGAAAATGATGTTTCAAGATTTTGAAAAGAATCTAGAAACGTCAGTAGAAAACGTCGATCAGGTTGGGTTGAAAAGTATAGCTGAGTTGGCCCGACAAATCCGAGACATAGAAGAGCTGATCGATGATCAGGAGACCCGTCTCAAAGCTCAAAAGCGTGAACTGCAAAAACTAACGGACGAAGACTTACCATCAATGATGGCAGAAATTGGGCTGGCTAGTTTTAATCTTGACGACGGCTCGACTGTTGATATTAAGCAGACTTACGGTGCAAGCATTTTAGTCAAAAATAGACCAGCAGCCTACGATTGGCTTCGTGATCACGACTACGACGACATTATCAAGAACACTGTGTCGTGTCAGTTTGGTCGAGGCGAGGATGATCGAGCAAACGCCTTTACTGCTTTTTCCGAAGAGCAGGGGTTCTTACCAGAGCAGAAAACAGAGATTCACTCTCAAACACTACGTGCCTTTGTTAAAGAGCGGTGTGAAGCGGGTGAAGAATTTCCAATGGAGTTGTTTGGCGCTTGGGTCGGACAACGTGCAGTTATAAAGCGAGGCAAAAAATAATGACAAAATCAGAAGAAAACAAAGAAGTAGCCGTGAAAGAAACTATTGGTGCCATAGCCGTATTCGATTCCTCTATGTTCGAGGCGGACGCTGGAAAAGGTATGGAGGGTATGGGTCAGGACGACTTAGCTCTGCCTTTCTTAAAAGTACTGTCAGGTAATGATGATGTTCTCGACTCGAATGAGACTGCAAGGAAAGGTGACATCTACAACACTGTCACAGGCATCGTCAGCAAAGGTAAGGAAGGTATTCGAGTTATCCCATGCGCCTATCAAAGACGCTTTCTACAGTGGGCCCCTCGTGGCGTAGGAACTGGTGCGCCAACTGCGATCTACGAACCTGCGGAATCACGTCCAAAGACCGTGCGCTCCTCGGAGGATAACAAGGATTATCTTGAAGATGGCAGCGGCGAGTACATCGAAGAGACTCACCAGCACTTTGTCTTGATTATCAATGAGGATGGGATGCTGGAGACAGCATTGATTTCAATGAAGTCGACTCAGCTCAAGAAGTCTAGGAAGTGGAACTCTATGATGGCCTCACGCTCTATGAAGGGCGCTAACGGGACGTTTACTCCTCCTAGATATTCACACATCTATCACCTTAAAACCATCAGTGAGGAGAACTCGAAGGGCTCATGGCATGGCTGGGAGATGTCTTGTGAAGGGGCCATAACTGATGCGGATATTTACGTGCGGGCTAAGGCGTTTGCAGAGAGCATCACGTCGGGTGACGTTGTAGTAAAGCATACGGAGGAAGAAGGGTCGGAAGGCAACTCAGCACCTTTTTAAGGTAGGTCTGATATGAGCGGGGCTAGGTGCCCCGCTTACTTTTACCTTATGGAGTTGCCAGATGTCATTAGATAAATTCAAAGCTGTTTTTGAGGGCCTGAAGCAAGCACACGGGTATTTCAAAATTGAAAAGACTTCTGCGAGCGGCAAGGCTCAAGGAAAAGCAGGCGTACTGCGTGAACCGCAGACAGACACCTTGTGGGAAAACCATTTGTCCGGGTCCGGTAACGGTCTTGGAATTATACCAATCAACGAAGACAACCACTGCAAGTGGGGGTGTATCGACGTAGACCAGTATCCCCTAGATCATCCTATGCTGGTCGATAAGATCAGACGCATGAAGCTACCTCTGGTCGTATGCCGATCTAAGTCAGGTGGGGCTCACCTATTCTTGTTCACAACTCAGTGGGTTGAAGCCAAGGACATGCAGAAGGCGCTACAAGCCATGGCGGCTGCACTGGGCTATGGCGAGAGTGAGATCTTCCCTAAACAAATAAGACTGCATCTTGACCGAGGGGATGTGGGCAATTTTCTAAACCTACCTTACTACAACCAAGATACGGGCTTGCGCTACGCTTTCCTTGACGACGGTACTTCTGCCTCATTAGAGGAGTTTCTAGAGCTTCACAGCCGTTTTGTGCAGACTCCGGAAGAGGTAGTTAAGTTACAGGTAATAGGCAGTGGCGAGACTAAGCTGCTCAATGACGGGCCCCCTTGCCTACAGATCCTATGTAAAGAAGGCATTAGCGAGGGCGGCAGGAATAACGGGCTTTTTAACATCGGAGTCTATGTCCGAAAGGCTTATCCCGATAGCTGGGAGTCTGAGATTCTCAGGTACAACATGGAATACATCGCGCCGCCGCTACCTCTTAATGAGGTGAACGTGGTGGCGAAGCAGGTAGAGAAGAAAGACTATGCGTACAAGTGTAGCGATGCCCCTATTAACTCTCACTGTAACAAAGAGTTGTGTCGGACTAGAAAGTTTGGGATTGGTGCGGCTGTAGCGGGTGCGACTATTGCCAACTTACGCAAATATAACTCTACGCCTCCTGTCTGGTTTATGGACGTCAACGGCGAACCTCTGGAGATGGACACTGATGCTTTGATGAATCAGATGACCTTTCAGAAGGCCTGTATGGAACAGCTCAACTTCATGCCCCGGTCGGTTGGCAAACAGCAGTGGGAGAGCCGTATCAGTACTCTCCTTAACGAGATGAAGGACGACCAGAGCGCGATTATTGAAGTGGCTGTGGACGCCAGTACCAGCGGTCAGTTCTACGACTACCTCGAAGAGTTTTGCAGACATCTGCAAGTCGCTCAAGATAAGGAAGAAATACTCCTTCGGAAGCCTTGGACTGACGAAGACCTTGGTCTGACTTACTTTCGGCTAAAAGACTTTGAGAACTTCCTTAAAAAGAATAAGTTCTTTGAGTACAAGTCTCATCGGATTGCCCAGCGGTTAAGAGATATCAACGGGTCCAGCGTCGTACTTAAAATCAAGAGCAGGGCTGTACGGGTTTGGAAGATACCCTCCTTTGATACCAGCGACATTGAGATAGATACCCCTAACTTTGGAAACCAGCAGGAGGCACCTTTCTGATGAATGAACCGAAAAAAGAACGTAATGAAAAAATAGTTTACATGATCGATCAGAAGAGAATGACTTTGACCGCGGTCGCTAAGTTCTTTGAGATATCTAAGCAAAGAGTTCAGCAAATCTACACCCGGGAAAAGTCAAAAGGTGTTTAGAATATTTGGTCCTCCGGGGACAGGTAAGACCACCACGCTTTTAAACATGGTAGATGAGGCGCTAGAAGCGGGCACACATCCGCATAGGATAGCCTTCCTAGCCTTTACTCGGAAAGCGGCCAACGAAGCTAAGGAAAGAGCCGCGGCAAGGTTTGAGTTAGACCCTAAGACAGACTTGATACACTTCAGGACTATCCATTCTCTGGCGCTCAACATGACTGATATACGTTCGGAGCAAGTGATGCAGGAGGCTCATTTCAGGGAGCTGAGTCAGTCGATAGGTGTATCACTGGGCGGATCAAAGACCGCCAACTTTGATGATGATCTCCCTAGCGTAGTAGCCAGCAGTGATCCAATACTAGGACTCATAAACCTAGCTAGGCTCAGAAAAGTACCGCTAAGGATGCAGTACAACATCAGCAATCTGGAAGCCGATTGGAACACCGTCAGCTACGTTGACAAGTGCTTGCGAGAGTACAAACAGAGCATGGGCCTGTATGATTTTACAGATATGCTGGTGGCTTTTGTGGAGGGGGCGGATCGGTTCTGCCCTCAGTTCGATCTGTGCTTTCTGGATGAAGCGCAAGACCTCAGCCCTTTGCAGTGGGAGATGGCTCATGCTATCGATGATCATTCAAAGCGGATGTATTGCGCGGGCGATGACGATCAGGCTATCTATCGATGGGCTGGTGCCGATGTAGATCACTTCATTAACCTTCCCGGCGGATCAGAGACCCTGTCTCAATCTTATCGGGTCCCCAAAGCTATCCACAATCTCGCAGAAAGCGTGGTCAAACGTATCTCCCGGCGGTTCCCTAAGAAGTATGAACCTAAGCCCGAGGCGGGCAACGTGACGCGCATAAATACCATCACGGCGCTCGACATGTCAGAAGGCTCGTGGCTGATATTGTCCCAAGCGGGATACCAGCTACAGCCCGTGGCCCGGGATTTAAAGTCTAGTGGGTATCTGTTTGAATACCGCGGACATCGGAGCATTAGTGAGAAGCTTTCCGACTCAGTCAACGGCTGGGAGCAGCTTCGGCAAGGACTCGAAGTGTCTGGCGAGGTCGCTCGTAAGATCTACACCTTCATGTCTACCGGGAACAGAGTAGCCCGGGGATTTAAGAAGCTGTCAGGGTTAGGAGACACCGACCTTGTCACAATGGGAACACTGGTAGACAGCTACGGGCTCAGAGCAGATAAGAGTATGATCTGGTCAGAGGCGATGGATAAGCTGCCGGATGTTGACAGGGCTTACATTACTGCTCTACTGCGCCGGGGCGAGAAGTTCAACGGCGTACCGCGGATCACAGCGTCGACCATCCACGGGTCGAAGGGCGGCGAGGCAGATAACGTTGTTCTATTTACAGACCTTAGCCCTGCCGCGGAAAAGGAAATGAGGGTCAATCCACAAGACATGCACCGGGTGTTCTACGTTGCTATTACCCGGGCGAAAGCTAACTTATTTATCATAGACGCAGAAGACGTCACGAGGAGTTATGAGTTATGAAAAGAAACGACGTTTTGCGAAAAGCCGAAAAGCTGATTAACGGGCAGAGGGCTAAAGATTATGGGGATGCTTATCACAACCATTGGAGGATAGCCCAAGGATGGAACGTCATCGTACAGGCAGCGTTAGAGGAGGGTGGGACTATTAAACCTGCTCATGTTGCACTTATGATGGATTGGGTTAAGACCAGCAGGTTGCTCGGCAGCCTTGATCACCCAGACTCTTGGGTAGACAAGGCAGGGTACACGGCACTCGGGGCAGAGTTCTCCGAGCGCGAAGGATGCAACACTGAAGACGACTATTATTAAAGGACTTTAAGATGACGGAATTACAGATGGCTATGTTTCCACCCAAAAGTGAGTGGGTTCCGCCCATCGAACTTCCGGACCTAACCAAAGCCAAGACTATCGGCATTGACTGCGAGACACGCGATCCAAACCTAAAGAAAAGCGGGCCGGGTTGGCCTACCGGCGATGGCGAGGTAGTAGGATACTCCGTTGCGGTAGACGGGTGGTCAGGCTATGTACCCCTAAAGCACTTCGGCGGCGGTAATTTAGACGCCAAGGTGGTTAACAGGTGGTTGAAGAAAGTGTTCGAGTGTCCCGCGGACAAGGTGATGCACAACGCCCAGTATGACTTGGGCTGGATCAAACAGGAGGGGTTTACTGTTAATGGTCGCGTTATCGATACCATGATGATTGCCTCTCTGCTAGACGAAAACAGATTCTCTTATAGCCTTAACGCTTTGTCTTACGACTTACTTAATAAGACGAAGTCGGAGAAGGGTTTAACTGAGGCTGCCCGGGAGTTCGGTGTCGATCCCAAAGCTGAAATGTGGAAGATGCCCGCTATGTATGTCGGTCCATACGCTGAAGCCGATGCGGAACTGACTCTGGAGTTGTGGCAGTACTTTTCCGTTCAACTTAGCCAACAAGATCTGTGGGGAGTGGCGAACCTCGAACTGGACCTGCTCCCATGTTTGGTCGACATGACCATGCGAGGCGTCCGCGTCGATGTCAACAAGGTTGAGAAGACTAGGGACAGCTTGATCAAAAGGGAAAGGGATGTCCTGAAGGAGCTGAAGAGGGTCGCGGGCCCGGGCATAGAAATCTGGGCTGCTCAATCGTTGGCAAAGGCCTTCGACAACCTCGGCATCAACTACCCAAAGACTGAGAAAGGCGCACCGTCGTTCACTAAAGTTTTCCTCCAAGACCATCAGCATCCCGTCGCGAAGCTCGTCGTCCAAGCTAGGAACCTGAACAAGACATCCGGAACTTTCATCAATTCCATCATGACTCACTGTCACAGCGATGGCCGAATACATAGTCATATCAATCAAGTCCGCTCGGATGAAGGAGGTACGGTATCGGGGAGAATCTCGATGTCGAATCCGAATTTGCAGCAGATCCCGGCTCGCGACCCAGAGTTCGGGCCAATGATCCGTTCACTGTTCCTCCCGGAGGAAGGAGAGCAGTGGGCTGCCGTTGACTTCTCCCAGCAAGAACCGCGCATCTTGGTCCATTATGCTCATGTCTACGGAAAAACGCGAGGGATACCACTGGAGGGTGCCGCGGAGTTTGTTAAGGCGTACAAGACCGAGCCCGAGACTGACTTTCACGGCTTGGTAGCCGAGATGGCAAACATCCCGCGGAAGCAAGCTAAGACGATCAATTTAGGTCTTATCTATGGCATGGGTGTCGTGAAGATTGGTGAGCAGTTGGAGCTGGAAGAGGGCGAGGCCAAGGCCTTGGTCAAGCTATACCACTCCCGAGTTCCATTCGTTAAGGGCTTGATGAACGGTGTGATGAACAGGCTAAACGATAAGGCGTCAGGTGGTGCCTTACGGTCATTAGAGGGTCGTAAGTGTCGCTTTGAACTCTGGGAGCCTGATACGTTTGCCATGCACAAGGCTCTGCCCTATCAATCCGCGGTGGACGAGTATGGGCCCACGACTCGGTTGAAGCGAGCGTTCACTTACAAGGCACTGAACAGGCTCATCCAAGCGTCAGCCGCGGACATGACCAAGAAAGCGATGGTTAATCTTTACAAGCTTGGACACTTGCCCATGCTGCAAATCCACGACGAATTAGCGATGTCGGTTAAGACTCGTGAGGAGGCGGAAGCGATTGCAAAGATCATGGAGGATGCTATACCTCTAGAAGTGCCCAATGTTTGCGACGTTGAGATCGGACCATCTTGGGGAGAAGCTGTATAAGTTTGAGTGATGATTAGATATACCAGTTGGTTATAAAGGTTGTAAGGTATACGATGATATGCGATACTTTACATATCAGTTGGAAGACCCAACCGATAGGGGCAGGCAAGCCCCACCGCGTGGACATGTTTCACGTGAAACAGCTCATTAACAAACTGGAGTAGGAAATGAAAAAGAAAGAAAGTATGTTTTATAGCTACAGAATTATTACGGAAGAAGCGGAAGAAGTAGGATTAAATCGGAAACAAAGGTCAGGAGGTTGCTGGTTAGAGTTTCATACGGGTTGGGATAAAGACGAAGTCAGGCAGGGTAAAAACCTTAATCGTGCTATTTGTTTGAAGGACCTAACGAAATTTGTAGATGGCACTCCTTTGAAGTTTGAAGGTGATTGCGGTAAAGATCACCACGAACGTCTTGCCTATTTCATGAAAAGTTGCGAACACGAAATTGATATGTACGAAATGCAACGTGTCAAGTATGGGTGGGAGCAAACATGAAAGATCAAGAAGGGTACGACTTGTTGCGAAAGAAACTAACTGCTCAAGAGGTCAAGGCGCTGCATGAACGATGCTCGGATTGGCAAAGCGGCGAAAAGATATTTTTTTCGAGCGAAGTCCATCAAGAAGATAGCATGTTGGAAAGAATAAATTATATTTGCGCGAAGTCTGCGCGATTTCATTCTTACCAGCCCCGTAAAAAATTGGTCTGGCTGCAATTTTCAAAGAAGGATGTAAAGAATCCCTCAAAAGATCGAAGAGATTTAATCTACCCCTTCACGTTAAAAGAGGTTCGCCGACACAACATGCGTCGAACAGACGCGATGTACGCCAAAGGCGAATCTGTCGGATGGCTTAACGATTACTTTAAATAAACCACTCGGGGCTTCGGCCCCACAACTAAAAGGGAATTGTAATGACAATTAAAAAACGCACAGGCACTTGGATTGAAGAAAAGCCCGGAGATACGATGGTTCGCGCAATCAACGAAGGCCACACTGATCGAGAAGTTTACGAGTTCTTGTTAGACGCATGTTCAAGGTCTTTTAAGAACAAACAAGATCGGCAGGACCTCGCAGACCAAATAGCTCAAGTTCGAGCCATCAACGTGTTTGCTCAAAGCACTCTGGAAATCGCCTAACCTAAACGGGGCTTCGGCCCCACATAAAAAAAACCCCAGAGGGAGTAAGGTCTGGGGCTTTTTTAAAAACATCCTCGTAAGGACCATTTCAGTATACACATAAAAAACATAAAGGGAGTACCTCTATGAACATAGCAGATCACAAATTAGCATCCTCGTTAGTAGCAAAAGTAATAAGTGACGGCCACCTTATATCTGTTTTCGATAGTGAAGATTGGTGCCTTAGCTACTCTAAAGACGAATCTGAAATCTTTGAAGCATTAGACTCGACCGGGGAAGACACCATTAAAGTGTCCTTTATTAACTCTACTCAAGACTCCGATAATGTTTGCTATACGGACATCGGCTCGTTTTACTTGATATGGGACAACGGCAGTGATGAAGAACCCATGATCGCCATCAGCGACTACAACGATAACGAATACTGCAACAGCGTTGTTCAGCACTTAGAAAAGATCTTCCCCGAAGATTGGCACCCCAGTAGATGGTTTAACGATCCCGTCGAGGCCAGCCCCGGGAGAAAACTCGTGGACAGCTTCCTACCCAACGAAAGATACTTCGGATCACCCAGCAACTCAGGCAAATCAATCAAAGAATACTGGGCGTCGATACCAACCATAGACCCCGGGAGCCTTAGCAATCAAGACCTATCAAGCTTCTTACGTGACTTAGCGATGGTCGCGGACAGCGAGCCAGACCACAAATTATCCGCGGTAGGGTTAGCCGATATTCTTTGCGCGGTGGCCGATAGGCTAGACCCGGAGGAGGTGTAATGAAAATTTATTACAAAAGAATTCTGTGTGACGGTCGCCCTTACTGCGTATACGATAGCAGCCGAAAAGTAGTTATCAATAAGTGTAAACAACTTGTTGCTGAACAAGACTACTATTATGAAGCCGGTGTGGAACCAGAAGTCGAAGTAACTGAAATACCTATTTCAAAAGATGGGATACTTACCGCTATTTCTTTGGGTGCGATGTTAGCCGGAGACTGTGACACGTTAATTCCAGTTCCAAAGAAGGACCTTAAAGCGGCATGGCTATCCGACGTTCGGAGGGAAGTATTCAATCCTTAATGAAAATTGCTTTGTTGCATATCTTCCTATAATATCCTACACATCCGATGTCAATGGAAATAAAAATGGATACATCACGCTGGAAAAGTATTCTCGTTCACCGAGAGGTCTACGAAGAGATAAAAGCCCTAAGCCATGCCGAAGGTAGAACCATTGGAGGACAGCTCCGGCTGGTCTTCGATTGGTACAGGGAAGACATGAAGAAGGAAAAAGCAACCGAGGAAAAGATAAGTGAGTAAAGGTAAACTCTGCGGAGGGTGCGGAACAGAAGACCCTGAAGCATTCTCTCCCTCGCAAAAGAATAGATGTAAGGATTGCCGAACCAAAGACACCATTGAAGACGGGCCCTGCAAGACGGCCCTTAAATGGTTAAGCGTTAGGTGGGTATGAAAATCGCTTTGTTCCTGCTGCTAACCAACTCAGGCTGGATTAAGTTTGAAGAATACAACTCTTTTGCCGAATGCCGCGAAACTCGGGACCGTATTGTCTCGGAGAATCCGGACAGAATAGAAGGGTTTTGCTGTTTAGTAACAGAATCGGAGTGCTTTAGTGGTAGATAAGGATAAGCAAGAGATTGAGCGGAAGAAGAAAGTAAGGCGAGCCCACCCGTGGCGCAAACGGTTCCTGACCAAGTCAGACCGTATCCAGAAAGGTAACACCCCCAAACAAAATCAAGACCCGGCTCCTGACATTTACGGAGCATAATATATGCGATTAAGTAGCACATCTCCCATACATGTGTGTATAATGATCACGAGCATGGAAACATGCTTACCTTTAGTTGGTTAGTGAGTAAGACCCGCCCCGGTTCGGTTGCCTCTGCGCCGGGGCACTTTAGGAGATACCATGGAAAAAATATTTGTAGATGGCCTTATGGCTAAGAAACCGCGGGACACGGCTCCCGATTGGATCAAGTGCAACATCAGCATAAAACGCGAAGACCTCGCAGCATGGCTCAACGCTCAGCAAGACGAATGGATAAACGTGCAAGTGTGCGAATCTAAACAAGGCAAATGGTACGCGGAGGTGGATACATGGAAGCCAGAAAAAGGGTGAGCGATATCAGATGGGGATGGGCAGTCGCTCAGATCAACCACATCGTCAACGAGCAAATAGAACGAATCGACAAAAATGACGAGCTAACGCCCGAAGTTAAAGCTGAAAAGATTGACGAAGCCGAAAAGGCTTGGCAAAGAATAATGCAAGGATGAGTCGTGTTCGACGGGATGACTTTACCAACATTGAATTTAAGACTTGCCAGAGATGTGACAACGAGCTACACGTCAGTAAATACAATAGGAACAAGGCCAACCGCGATGGTTACCAATACCAGTGCGCTATGTGTCAATCCGAAACAGTAAAAGAGTCAAGGAAAAGAACCAATGACCGAAATGGGTAATCCCGTCGAACTGATTAATATCAAAGAAGTATGCGCCATCACTAAGATGTCGCGGCCCACGGTCTACCGACGATTGAAAAACACCACGTTCCCTAAACCCCGCAAGTCCATAGCATCCTCGGGCCGCGGTCCACGCACCGTTAACAAATGGTCCAAACACGAAGTTCACGCTTGGCTGGCCGCGGGCAACGAGCCCTCGTGGACAGCGCAGGAAAAGAGTGTCTTTACTAAGTTACAAGAATACTACGATGTTTACTGGGTAGGCATTGTTGTGACGTGTTGCGCTCTTCTGGGCACTATCTTAGGACTACTGGCTACCGGGTAACTGGTCGACCCACGCTCCCCTCGGGCAGCAAAAACTAGGGGATCGAACCACCCTAGACAAGCATGGGCCGAGTTCTATTGTAACAAACCCTCCTGTTCAACCAAATAGTCCTGTTGTAAACTGAAGTAATATTTAGTTGACGGCAAATCTCCCTGATGATAGGCGAAGTTGTAGCGGTTTTATCGGCGTTGAAAGCCTTGAACGATGGCATAAAAACCGTCAAGGAATCCGGCGCTAATCTCGAAAGCATCTGCGGCAAATGGGCCGAGGCTAGTGAGCAGTACAATGACGTTGAGAAATCTAAAGCCGGGAAGATGGGATATAAGGATGCTTTAGCCCTAGAAGGGGCGAAGCGCCAGCTTAAAAATTTCGATAGGCAACTCCAAGACATATGCTTAATGCAGGGTCAAGGGGATTTGTACACTTCGATCAAACGACGAATGGAAGAGTCTCAGTACGCCCATGAGAAGGAGCTTCGCCTCATCAAAAAGCGCAGAATAGAGTTCCGGAAAACAATGAAATTAGTGGGGACGGCAATTTTTACTTGGGCCTTCTTTATGGTGTTTCTGTTTGCCGCAATCTGGATGTACCGACAACCATAACGAGGAAGCATCATGGCAAACGCTAAACCAGCAAAGGGTAAGGCTAAGGTTAAAATAACCTCCAGCGGTAAAAAAGTAAGCTACGGTCAGGCAGGACGGGCCAAAAAAGGCGGCGCACGGGTCAAACCCGGTACGTCAAAGGGCGATAGCTACTGCGCCAGAAGTCTGGGGATCAAGAAACGATTGCCTAAGAAGAAACAGAATGACCCTAACACCCCGAACAATCTGAGCAGGAAACGCTGGAAGTGCGCCGGGGCTAAGTCGAAGAAGAAGTAAGATCGCGGCTCGCGGGTCGCGCTAAACGGCACCTATTGTTATACGAGTTTGAAAATAAAAAATAATGTTTAGTCAAATATAGGCGTAACCAGTGTAACCATGTAACTTTCCTTGTTCAGCCCTTTATGTATAAGGGTTTCAGAGTACACACCACTGTCAATAATAAATGTAACGTAACTAAAGTTTATGTAACTAAAGGTCAAAAGTGCGTTAAGCGGGTCTGAGTTTTCTTTTTTCTTTTTTAATTTTGAATCTCGCTATACAGGGAGTAGGGTTTAAGAGAAACTACTACCGCTTAATAACTAGGATTAGACCAATGCCTCAAATAAGAAAGAAAGACCCCGCGGTAACTGAGAAGCGAGGCAGGGGCAGGCCCGTTTCGACTAAGAACTCTAAGCTTACGCGCAAGCAAGAACTGTTTGTGAAAGAGCTGGTGTCCAAGGACGGCCAGATCACTATGCGGGAGGCTGCTATTAATGCTGGTTACCCCGTTGCATCGGCGCACACTAGGGCTTGGGAAATGACTAGCGCCCACATATGCCCTCATGTGGTATATGCAATTCAGTTGTACCGGCAGGAATTAGACGAGAAGTATGGCGTCAATTACCAGCGACACTTGCGAGACCTCCAAAACATCAGGGACATGGCGCTAACCAATGGGGCTTACTCTGCTGCGGTCCAAGCCGAGTATCGTAGAGGCCAAGCCCAAGGAGACATTTACGTCTCTAAATCTGAGATTAGGCATGGCAGTATCGACAGCATGACAAAAGACGAAGTTGAATTAGCACTGAAGGAGTTAAAACAGACTTATGAGCCCATCACTATCGACATTACTCCCGAAGGAGAGGGCAGTACCAGCAACCGCGACAAAGCGAGAAGCCGACTTGTGGAGAATGATGAAAGCGGGTTTGAAGAAGAGCTTGAGAGAATGGACCACAACACGCATTGAAACGTGGGCGATGCCCGGTGTACCTGATGTTCTTACCTGCGATGAAAAGGGCGGGTTTCATTTTGTTGAACTGAAGGCCACCGCGGGTAACGCATGTGATCTGCGACCACATCAAGTGGCGTGGCTTACTAAAAACGGTAAAGGCAGCGTCTGGGTGCTGGTCCGGAAGCTGGCAACAAAAAACAAACCGCAATCTTTCTATCTGTACCACGGCAGCCTTGCCATGGAATTAAAGATGGAAGGCCTAAAAGTTCCTCCGCTTTACTGGACAGACTCTGAGCTTGATTGGGACGTCATAATGAGCTTGATCTCTCCCATCTAATCTCATAAACTCGCATACTCTTGCAAACTAAAAAGGTAAAGGTATGTTTTTTATTGATTGGCTGTATAAATTGCTATATGGCGAAGATGCTGCGAATGACCTAAACGAATCCCGTAAAAAGCCAACAACCAAGAGGCGTAAGTGATGAAAATCGAACGAGCGCAACTGATAAAGCTTCTGGACACTATGATGGAATATCAGAAATCTTTAATTGATAAGGGCGGCATGTCTCGCCAGAGCTGGGAGCTTTTGGATCGAGTTGAGGAAAGCATCAAGGAAACTAAAGACCAACGTAATGATATGGCTATACAACGGTGGGCCCTAGAACATAGCGGGAGCCGATAAACATGTGCGACCGCAAGGTAATGAACCACGTAGAGTATAAGCGTAAGCTGAAAGGCATGTCGGAGGCCTCTTTAAGGTTTACGATTGCGGATTGTAAGGAGGCTCTAAAGGCGCTACCTGACTGTGATAACGCAAGCTACTACAGCGATGAGATAATTTATTGCGGTATGGAACTGAGCGACAGGCGGTAGCCAAACTGCACTTTAAAGAGGCCCGGTTAACCCCGGGCTTTTTTTTGGGAGGGGTATACACGTATACTAAAGTATGCGATAGTCACAAGCTCACTAACAAAAAGGCGATTAATTATGATTCAAGTAACCCCCGCTTACGGACGTGACTACACCACGGCGAAGGCAGCAAAGCAGGATTGGTACAATAACAAGGATTTTATGATCTCTGACATTAGTTCTAATTACGATGGTAAGCCCTGCTCGATTCGTGATGGCGTTAAAGTCACGATTCGTTACAACCGACTCACTAAACTGACAACTCCTTAGAGGCAAATAGATATGGAAATCACATTACAAAACCACGAGTTTATGGAAGCTATTTACGCTTATTTAGAAAAAGAATATGGGCTATCGATAACTGAGGAGAACTTGCTGAACAATCCGATACTAGAGTATCGGGAAACAACGAATGTCTATCAGACTAATAAAAGCGGAAGCTTTAAACGCAAAAAAGGTAACCTCATCAAGGATCTCGAATTGTCCAGTGTGGTTGACATGTCGACCGACCTTGATTGGGATTCGACCATCACGCTATGGGTGGGTAAACAATCGTGAACAGGTTGCGAGAATCTATCGAAGGCTGGGATCATCAAGTTGATGAGCCCGAAACTTGTTCGGAGGGCTATCCCTGCGATTACGACGAAGATGGATGGTGCAGTGAATGCGGCAACGTAGATGACCTTTGACCTTCTAATCTAGCTAAACCCCAAGCCCGGTTAACCCCGGGCTTTTTGGTATCTGGATATCTATGTTAAAGTATGCTATAATGTCAAGACTCACTAACGAAAGGCGAAGGCAATGAATGACGACGATTACGGTATCTCAGAACAAATATGTGGACAAAGCTTTTTGCGTGATCTTCAAGACAAACGTAGGAAGGTTGCGTTGGAAAAGCTTAAATGGCGCAAAATTATGGTTGAAGATACGCCCCCTGCAACTCGTAGGAAGGTCCTCAACAACATGTTCCCAGCGCCGCCCAAGGCTGACGCGGATGATCTCGAACTCCGGGGACTAAATTTGTTGGATAGAAGTCGGATGCCCTGCCCGCCGTTACCTTGCGGATCCGATGACGCTTGGCTGGACAACGCGGAGGCAAATCGACTGTATGCCTTTTCGATGATCGACGCCGCCGCGGTATTGCGAGCCCGCCCGAACCATCGCAACGCCCCGAATCTTCACGCCTTTGATGAGGCCTACTACAGCAGTTGACTTTATCCTATACCCCCGTTTAAACTTGCTCGACGGCTAGGCAAAGCCGCAAACTAACTAACTAAAAGGCACCAAGATGACTAAATTATTGAAAGACAGTGCAATAGATCTTTACACAACTCCCACAAGCTATGATGCTTTACTGGCATACATCAGCACCTTTTCAACTGCCGAACGGACGGCAGCGACTGTTTGCGCCCACATGGCATGGAACTTGGCTTGCTCCGTCGCTCGTGAGGAAGCGGGGCAATCCGATGAGGTCCGACCTTTTCATCATCAGGACATTGCACTGGGCGATTTGATCCGGGACATCGTTAAAAACGAAGTAGAACCTACCGTCAGGTATTACGTTGATCAGGAAATGACGAAAAGCGATAGCCGCTTTGACTTTGACACAATCGAGCAACGGTTTGTTGACGAACGTTCTTACAGTGACGACCGGTACATGATTGACGAAGAGGTCGACAACGCCATCGTTCAGGCGTTCGACGAATACGATATCAGCGATCAGCTAACCGACCTTCTGGAAGGCGCGAGCATCAGCATATGAACGCCTCCCAAATTGAAGCCATTCACGAGCTATTTATTAAAAACCCGGACGGGTGCGAAACGGTAGATCAGTTGAAGGCGCGAGCGTTTCCGGAAATTGGTTGCCCGGACACCTTGCTTTTAGATTGGTGCGGAATGGTGGTGGGAATTGAGCCAGACGGTTACCGGCATACTTAACCAGAGTAACTGGCACCACGTGAGCCCGGGACATCCCGGGCTTTTTTATGGACGCCACTATATACATGAACGCATAACATCGCATAGAATCGCATAACATTAACCAAAAGGCGAAATCATGTATTTATTTAGAGGCACCTATTACACCACCCCACAGGAAGTTTGGACTGTCGCGAGGTTATCAAAATGATTGTTTACGACGGACCTAGTAAGATAGACGGAAAGCCAATTATATGTATAGCCACTCTTTCTAGCGCGAATCCTAAAACCGGGGTGATGGTTCAAACGTGGATTATGCGGGCGGACATAGAACCCCATTTGGCAATAAAAACGGGAGACGATCAAAGCATCTGCGGAGACTGCCAGCATAAGCCCAGTAACGATGGTTCTTGTTATGTCGTAACTTTTCAAGCCCCGCTTTCGGTTTATCGTGCATACCATCGTGGCATCTATGATTATAGGACAATAGATAAGTTTGCCGGAATGCCGCTCCGGCTTGGTTCCTATGGTGACCCGCTGGCTGTCCCTCTTTCAGCATGGCAGCCGCTGCTCGATATCACGAACGGGCGAACCGGGTACACTCATCAATGGAACAATAGAAAGGTTGCTTTCGATACTCGTTGGAAATCGCTCGTGATGGCATCCGCGGACAATCAAGAGCAAGCTTTAATCGCGCAAGCTACCGGGTGGCGAACCTTCCGGGTAACCGATGAGACATCCCCTAAAGTAAAAGGGGAGGCCGTTTGTCCAGCCAGCAAGGAGGCCGGTCATAAGATGCAATGCATAGATTGTCTTTCATGTTCCGGGCGAACGGGTAGCCGGTCTAAGGGTATCGTTATCAATGCCCATGGTTCCCGTGCTAACAAGTATCAGCTTATAGCGTCCGTGTGACGTAACAACTGGCACGACCTAAGCCCGGGAAGCCCCCGGGCTTTTTTATGCCGCACTATATACACCTAGACAAACCCGCATAACATCGCATAAACTTCAACCTCATTAATCAAAAGGCAAGCAATATGACAATCGCACATTATAGGAATCAATTGGAAGCTGACGGGATAGACGCGGAGGAAGTTTACAAAGTCGCAAACGTCGTCGAAAGAATGCACGAGGTTTTCACCCTGCTCAATCAGGACCAGCGCTTAGTCCTGCAACAGAAATTCGGGACGCGGATGATTGAAGCGCTAGAGGATTTCGGAGGCTATACCAATAAGCAAACGGATCTTGCTTTTCGCTTGCACCTTTCAGCAAATGAATTAATCGAAGGGGAGGCGTAGATCATGGTCGAACTCAGAAAAGTAAAACGCGGCGATTACTTTAAACTTGCTGCCGATAGCGCCCGGGTTTTTGTTCGAGGTGAATACATTCGCGGTAAGCGTGGTTTCTGGACGCCAACCTTTACTTGCTCATACTTTGACGATGTGAATCGCGAGCGCTTCTTACGTCCCGATCGCATGGTTGTGGTAGATTTCGACTTCTAACCTCCCGATAACGCCTTGACTGAGCCCGCTACATGCGGGCTTTTTTATGGGCGGTTTAAATAGTGCAACAAGCCGGGCCGCGGGTCGCGAACGTACAGCCAAACTCATGGGCCGCGGGCACTGGTCCGGGACCAGCTATTGGTAAGCGTATGCGACAATGACAAGTACCAGGTACTTTCTCACCTAATGGGATCATTAGGCCAGCCTAATGATCCGCGACCAGTTACCCGCGAACACCGGACCGGGAACCGCGAACACTGAGCGCGACCCGTTACCCATTGGAAGTTAAAACGGACCGGGTGGAAGTGAAAACTGCACGTGTCTTTTAACTTCCAAATCGCGGACCTCGAACACTGGAGCGCGACCAGTTACCCGCGACCAGTTACCCGCGACCAGTTATCAATTGACCGGGTGCCGCGATAATTTGACCGGGTCCCCCGGCTATCGGGTCAATCCGCACCTTCCCTGCATCGTTAGTCTTGGCGCTCAATCCGCGGCCCGGGCCTAAGTGACTACAGCTAGGGCCATGTTTCTCTCAAATATTCACGTGTAATTTCCAACGAGCTTTAACTGTCTTATAAATGCGTGTAATATCGCATATGTACCGTGTGCCGCGACCCGATATTGTTCCACGTGAAACATGTACAAGAGTCCGAAAAAATATTTACAGGGACCCCTATGAGTGCAGCAAATAACCCGTCGCTGGATGAGAAAAAACTCAAGCTTGAGCTTCGGCTCGCGCAGCTAGAAAAGAATGAGACGTGCCAAAAAGATTTTTTACAATTTGTAAAAGTTATGTGGCCGGAGTTCATTGCTGGCCGTCATCACAAGATTATTGCGGACAAGTTGCAAAGGGTCGCGAGCGGTGAGTTAAAGCGTTTGATTATCAACATGGCCCCGCGGCACACGAAGAGTGAGTTTGCCTCGTTTTTGTTTCCGGCGTGGATGATGGGTAAGAACCCTAAGATGAAGATCATTCAAGCGACTCACACGACGGAGTTGGCGGTTAACTTCGGTCGTAAGACTAAGAACTTGTTGGAGGTAGATAATTACCGGGACATTTTTCCTGATGTAAAGTTAGCGGCGGACAGCAAGGCTTCTGGTCGGTGGGACACGCAAGCGGGCGGTATGTACTATGCCGTGGGCGTTGGGTCTAACTTAGCGGGACGTGGTGGCGATTTAATTATTATTGACGATCCTCACTCGGAGCAAACGGCAATGTCCGCTTCTGGCTTTGATGATGCGTGGGATTGGTACACGGGTGGTCCTCGACAGCGGTTACAGCCGGGTGGTTCTATTGTTATTGTTCAGACTCGGTGGTCGGAGAAGGATAT